CGGCCACTTCCCGGATCAGGTCATCCGGTTTTGCAAAGAACGGGAGGAACGGCATATCTGGGCCATCAAAGGCCGCGGCGGCATGGACGTACCCTACCTGCGCAACCCCACTCAGAACAACCGCGTCAAGGGCGAACTGTTCACCTTGGGCGTTGACACCGGCAAGAACCACGTCCTTGCCCGGCTGAAAGTGCTTATCAAAGGCCCAAACTACTGCCACTTCCCGGCGGCAGAAGATGCCGGGTATGACGAAAATTATTTCAAGATGCTTACTGCGGAACACAAGGTCACACGCTGGAAGTCTGGCCGCAAAGTGGAACGGTGGGAGCTGAAGGATCCGGCGCAGAAACGTAACGAAGCATTTGACGTGCGGAACTACGCGACGGCTGCGCTGGAAATCAGCAACCCGTCCGGTCTGGAAATCCCCGGTGAGGATGCACAGCGTCCTGCACAACAGCGCCAGTACCGCAGAAGGAGATCGGGAGGTATCTAACCAATGCCTGTTATTTCAAAAGAGACCGCCCAGCGGCACCTTGATATGTGGCTGGAAGCTGAGGCTGCCGTATCGACCGGGCAGAGCTACCAGATCGAGCAGATGGTCTTGACCCGCGCCAGCCTGAAACAGATCCGGGAAAGCATTGCTTTCTGGGAAAAGAAAGTGGCTGAAGCGGAAGCGGAGGAAAGGGGCCGGGGCAGAAACCGGATCTACCACTTCTCTCCGCATGACGTGTAAGGAAGGTGGAGCACATGGCGAATTTCCTTGATAAGGCCATTGCGGCAATCTCCCCCGAAAAGGGGTATCGCCGCGCTGTGGCCCGCACGGCGCTGTCTGTCATAAACAACGGTACCGGCTACGGAAACTATGGAGCTTCCCACACATCCCGCTCTATGCGGAGCTGGCACGTTGGCGGCGGCAGTGCAAAAGAGGACATCGAGGACAATCTGGAAACACTGCGCAAGCGGAGCCGGGATGCTTACATGGGTATCCCACTGGCAGCCGGCGCAATCAAGACCCTGCGCACTAATGTGGTGGGGAGCGGCCTTGTGCCGACACCCCAGGTCGATGCGGACTATCTGCACCTGACCGAGGAACAGGCTGACCATTTGCAGGCGGAAATTTCCCGCGAGTTCAGCTTGTGGGCGGATAGTGCGGCCTGCGATGCAAGCGGCATGGATAACTTCTGGCGGCTGCAAACACTGGCATTCACCAGCTTCCTGATGAACGGTGACGTATTTGCAGCAGTGCAGTTCAAAGAACGTGGGAACTGGCCGTATGCCTTGCAGCTCCGGTTGATCGAGGCTGACCAGGTGTGCAGTCCTGACCGCACAGACAGAATGAATCCCTGCAAGGTGGACGGTATCAATGTGCACCAGATCGTTCAGGGCGTGGAAACGGACAAAGACGGCGCAGTCATTGCCTACTGGGTAGCCAGCAGGCACCCGCTGGCCTATGATAATCCGCTGCCCCTGACATGGACGCGGGTAGAAGCCCGCGACAAAGAAACGGGAGAACCGAACATCCTGTGTGTCACCCAGAGGGAACGTGCCGGGCAGCGGCGCGGCGTTCCCCTGCTGGCACCGGTACTGCCCACGATGAAGCAGATGGGCAGATATACGGATGCAGAGTTGGCCGCGGCCATCGTAGCATCCTCCATTACACTGTTCATCAAACATGATAACCCGGTCAGCGGAGCGCCATTTGGTGAGGATCCGCCCGACAAGGCAGAGGATCCGAACACTCCGCCTGATGAACTGGCAATCAACCTTGCGCCGTCTGCGGTGTTTGACCTTGCGCCCGGCGAAACACCGGACACGTTTGACCCGAAACATCCGACCACGACATATGACGGCTTTATGTCAGCTATGTCCAACCAGGTGGCGACGGGTATTGAAGTGCCCAGCGAGGTGCTTTATAAGAAGTTCAGCTCCAACTACTCCGCAAGCCGCGGTTCTCTGAACGAGTTTTGGAGAACGTGCGATGTGATGCGGGACAGCTTTGCGGCGGACTTCTGCCAGCCGACCTACGAAAAGTGGTTTGCCGAAGCGGTAGCCCGTGGACGTATCCATGCGCCGGGCTTCTTCGATGATCCGGCCGTTGCAAAAGCCTATATGGCCTGTAACTGGAACGGCCCGGCACGCACCAATCTGGATGCGAAGAAAGAAATCGAGGCGGCTATCCTGCGCATGGAACAGGGCATTTCCACTGCCGAGCAGGAAACGGCGCAGATGACCGGCGGAAGCTGGCGGGCCAATATGAGGCAGCGCAAAAGTGAGATGGAAAAAATGAAGGAGGTAGGCTGCAATGGGCAAAGCCAATTCCCAGACGAACCCCAAGTCAACGAATAATAAGTTCTGGCAGTTCCGCAATCTGGCCGACGATGACCAGAAGGCGGAACTGCTGCTTTATGGCGATATTTCTGAGCGCAGCTGGTGGGAGGATGCAGCGACCCCGAAACGGTTTGCGGATGATCTTGCCGCCCTGGGCGATGTGAAAGAAATCACCGTGTACATCAACTCCGGCGGTGGTGATGTTTTCGCGGCCCAGGCCATTGGCAATATGCTGGAACGCAATGCCGCCACCGTGACTGCCCACATTGACGGGTTGTGTGCAAGTGCTGCCACTATCGTTGCCTGCCATGCAGACAAAGTTGTGGCCGCGGCGGACGGCAGCTACATGGTTCATCCGGTCAGCATGGGCGTTTGCGACTACCTGACCGCAGAGGACATGAAGAACTGTCTGAAAGCACTTGAAACCATCCGCAGCAGCATCATTACTCTGTACGCTAAGAAGTCCGGTAAAACTGAGGATGAATGCGCCAAGTGGATGGATGAAACAAACTGGTGGACGGCAACGGAAGCCCAAGAAAAAGGCTTCGTAGACGAGGTGGATGACGATGCAGAAGATTCCGTTGTGGAGAATCGCAATGGTGTTCTGTTCGTCAACAGCATCAGCATGAACACCCCGTTCAACGAAGCACCCAATTTTGTCAGAAGTCGGGTTACGGAAAAACCTGTGAACCGACCTGAAAATATGAACCCGGCGGAAAAGCCGGAACGCAATGACCATGGGGAGGTAAAAGACATGGACATCAAGACCACGGATGATCTCCGCAAGGCGTACCCGGATCTGGTAGCCAGCATCGAGAACGAGGCCACCACTGCCGAGCGCACCCGCATTCAGGAGATCGAGAACGCAACTCTGCCCGGTGCAGAGGATCAGGCCAACGAGGCAAAGTTTACGAAGCCCGTTGATTCTGCATCCTTTGCAAAGGCTGTCATTGCCAGCATGAAGGCAAAACAGCAGGAGCAGAGCAAGAAATATCTGAAGAATGCAAAGGAAGCTGCGGAAAACTCCAACGCCAACAGCATCGACAACACGCCGCCCGCAAACCCTGAAGCCGAGGATGAGGAAAGCAAGGCATTCATGAATGCAATCCGCAAGGCTAACGGCGTGAAGTAAGGAGGACGGAACTATGAGCATGGATCTTGCAAGAAAAGATTTCAGCACGGCCCCGGAATATTTCATTGCCGGAACCGACATCGGCATCGCAAAGGCCACCAAGACGGCCAGTGCAGCGGTTGAAGCACACGCCCTTGTTCTGATCGAGGGCGGCAAAGTGAAGCCGGTTGCAGATGCAGCCGGTGCAGGTCAGGCGGTTCTTACCGGCCTGTATGGTATTACCGCTGACAGTGCAGAGGCAGACAAAGAAGTGCCGATTTATCTGACCGGTGAGTTTTTCGCTGCTGGACTTGTGCTGCCGAAGAACGTGAGCGTGGATGACGTTGAAGTTCCTCTGCGCAACCTGGGCATTTTCCTGAAGTAAGGAGGACAATATTTATGGCTAATGAAGTAAGCATTTATGAGCCTCGGCACCTGATCGAGGTTGTTCGTACTACCCCGCCGATCCGCACTTTCCTGCGTGACCGCTTCTTCTCCAACGTGAAAACCTTTCCGACCCGCCGCGTTGACATTGATATTGTCAAGGGCAATCGCAAGATGGCTGCATTCATCCATCCGCTGGTTGGCGGCGAGATCGTGCAGAGCGAGGGCTACGAGACCAAATCCTATGCACCGCCCCTTATCAACCCGGCGACCATCAGCACGGCAGACCAGTACATGGAACGCCTGCCCGGTGAAGATCTGTTCTCTGGCCGCACCCCGGCAGACCGTGCAGCAGAAAAGCTGATCGAGGAATACAACCAGCTGAACGACATGACCACCCGCCGCGAAGAGTGGATGGCCGCACAGGTGCTTACCACCGGCAAGCTGAAGGTCAAGGGCAAGGGCGTGGATGAAGTCATCGACTTCGGCTTTGGCAACAAGATCACTCTTGAAGGCACGAAGCAGTGGGGCAAGTCCGCCGCTGACCCCTGGGGCAATCTGCGCGACTGGAAGCAGCTGGTGAGCCGTAACGGCTTTGCCAACGCAGATATGGTCGTCATGGGCAAGGTTGCAGCCGACAATTTCATGGCTGACGGCAAGATTCTGGAACTGATGGACAAGCGCCGCTTCGACATCGGTTCCATGGCACCCAAAGAGCTGGAAGGTGGCCTGACCTATTACGGCCACCTGAACCTGCCCGGTGTGGACGTTTACGGCTACGACGAAGTTTATCTGGATGACGCGACCGGCGAGACCAAGCCGCTGATTCCCGATAACATGGTGCTGATGATCCCCAGCAACGCAAACTTCATGCGTGCCTACGGCCTGTGCAACTATCTGGATGATGGCGGCAACTGGCACAGCTTTGAGGGCGACCGTCTGCTGCGCACCTATGTGGAGCATCGTCCCGACCGTCGCTTCATTGAGCTTCAGAGCCACCCGCTGCTGATCCCTGATAAGGTAGATTCCTGGCTGGTAGCTGAGGTTTGCTGATATGCTGGACGTTGACCAGAATTACGGCGAACCGGACACCCCGAAGCCGCTCCCTACGTTCAAAGACTATGTGGCGCAGGATGTGGAAACGGTGTTCTTCAACCTGAACGAGTTTGCAGAAGAACGCTACATAGATGATAAGCGGATGCTCTGCATTACCCAGCACCCCGGCGTAAATGAACGTGCGGCGCACTGGGAGGGCGGAGCAAAACAGTCCTTTGACCAGGGAATGTATAAGGCCGATCTGCTGCTGTTCGTGAAACAGAAAGACTACGGCCCGATGCCAAAGAACGGTAAGCAGATCACACTGGATAAGAAGCGGGACTACAAAATCAAGTCCTGCTCCCTGAAGGCGGGAGTTTACCGGATGGAATTGGAAAGGGTGAGGTAAGGTGGCATACTTCCATACCAACTACGACGCTTCCACCATGACGGTTTCCGTCAATGACGAAGAAGTGTCCCGTGCCCTTGGCGTGTTGTCGAACAAGACCCCGGCAGCGCTGAAGGTGGCGGTCAACACCACGGCCAGACAGACGCGAAAGCTGATGCTGACCGAGGTGAAGAATCGCTACGACCTCAATGCGGCCGGTAGGCGTATGATCGAAGATCTGCGCCAGCGGCAGAGAGCGACCAATCACCACCCGACGGCCATCCTCGCCATCATGAAGAACGACCCCGGCGCATTCCGGGCAGACCTGGGCTATTTCAGAACCAGCCCCACAAAGCCCTTCATGGGTCCGTCTGTTCGCAATGCGCCGCCTGTTTTTCAGGCACACGTTCTGAAAGGAAACCCGATGATCGGTCTGAGCGGAACCAGTGAAAAGAGCAAGGGCTTCCTGGTTCAGTTCAAGTCGAAGCACATCGGCATGGTACAGCGCCAGTTGGGCGTGCCTGCTGACAAAGACTACACCGAGAGCGGAAAAGAACGCTGGAAGCCGAACGAAAAGCTGGTCACGATGTCCAGCCCTTCCGGCTCTGCGATGCACCGCACTGTGTGGGAAATGCAGGAAACGACCGTGGAACAGATGCTTCAGGACAACACCGAACGGCGCATCCGGCAGCTGATTGCCAATGCAAAGCGAAAGGGCGTGATCTGATATGGCCGAGAAAATCACCGGCTATACCAGCGAAATGTGCCAGCAAGCCATGATGGACGAGCTGGAAGAACTGTTCCGGGATATGAAGTTTACCGGACAGGAGGGAGAAAAGCCCCTCAAGATTTATAAGCAGTTTTTGCCGACACAGACGGACAACGATGATGACATTGACACAAACGATGCCATGTACCCCTGCATCATCGTAATCGAATCGAGCGGCGAGGTCGATAATGACCATGATCCGCAGCTGGTTCTCATGCAGCTGGTTATTTGCAGCTATGACCGCGGGATTGATCGGCAGGGGTATGTGGAAACCGTGAACATCAAGGAAGCGATTATGCAGCACTTCAAGCGTAAGCCAGTTTTCGGTGGAGCGTTTGAGGTGGGCTATCCCAGAAAGTGGGAGCTTTCAGACGATGACATGGATCACTACTACTGGGGAATTGTGAACCTGATTTGCAAGACCCCGAACGCACTGAAAAATGAAGAAGTGGAGGCGTTGATTTAATATGGGCACTGAGAAAAAAGCAGCGGTAGAAGTTCAGGAAACTCAGACTGAACAGACCGCAGTGCAGGTGCAGGCCCCTGTGGCATACTGCGGTCCGACTATCAAGGGCATCGCACCGCAGTACACGGTTTTCGTGGACGGCCTGCCCGACAAGCTGAAAGAAAAAGTGGAACAGGTGCCGCTCCTGAAAGCACTGATTGTTCCGCTGGACAAGCTCGCTGAAATGCGGGTGAAACTGGAACAGGACGGCACCAGAGAAAATATTCTCTGCAACAAGGCTGCTGCCCTGATGAAGTAAGGAGGATATAACAGATGGCTATTTCGCATGGCTTTAATAAGACCGAAGCGGCGACCAGCGTCACCGCTCCGGTAACGGTCAACTCCGGCCTGCAGATCGTTGTGGGCACGGCTCCCGTTAATATGCTGGATGACCCGGAAGCAGCGGTGAACACGCCGCTGCTGGTGAACACCTTCAAAGAGGCTGCCGCCGCAGTGGGCTATTCCAGCGATTTTGCAAAGTATACCCTGTGCGAGACTGTGAGCGCCAGCTTCCAGGTGATGGGCATTTCCCCAATCGTCGTGGTCAACGTCCTGGATCCTGCAAATGCAAAGCATATCACCGAACTGTCCAACAAGACCGTGCAGGTGAATGATGGCATCGCGGAGATCGACGAGACCGGCATCCTGCTGAAAAAGCTGGTGGTGAAGAAGGAACAGACCGTGCTCACGGCGGACGAGGACTATACTGCCAGCTTCAATGATGATGGTACTGTTAGCATCGCCCTGGTCAACGGCGGCAAAGGCGACGGGGCAACGGCCCTGACTGTTTCCGGCTCCATTCTGGATCCGACCAAGATCACCGCTGCCGACATCGTGGGCGGCGTGAATGCGGCCACCGGTGCAGAGACCGGACTGGAAGTGGTAAGACAGGTGTTCCCCAAGCTGGGCATGGTTCCCGGCATTCTGCTGGCACCCCGCTTCTCCAAGGATCCCATGGTGTGCGCAGCGCTCCAGGCAAAGTGCCGCAAGATCAATGGCGTTTTCGATGCAGTGTGCTTTGTTGACATCGACAGTTCCGCTTCCGGTGCACGCAAGTACACCGACGTGGCAAACCAGAAGGTCAAGCAGGGCGCAACTTCTCGTGAAGCATATGGCCTGTGGCTGTACGGCAAGATCGGCAGCACCATCTACAGCGGTAGCTCTCTGGCCGCTGCTGCGGCAGTCTACAACGACAGCCTGTACAACGACACGCCCAATGCCAGCCCGTCCAATGTCAGCGTACCCATTTCCTCCGCCTGCCTGGAAGATGGCACCGAAGTCCTGATGGATCAGGAGCAGGGCAATGTTCTGAATGAGCAGGGCGTGGCGACCTTCATCCGCTCCGGCGACTTTGTTGTGTGGGGCAATGAGACCTGCTGCTATCCGAAAAACACCGACCCGAAGGACGCTTTCCTTTGTGTCCGCCGCTTCTTCAACCACTCCTGGACCAGCTTTGTTCTGGACAACATGAGCAAGCTGGATAAGCCCATGAACAAGAAGCGCCTTCAGTCCATCATCGACAGCGAGAACATGAAGGGCAGTGTCTATGTCTCTACCGAGGTGTGCGCCAGCTACAGCATGAAGGCAGACCCCGACCGCAACACGACCGCTGAACTGGTTGCAGGCCACTACTCCTTCTATCAGTTCTGCACGCCGTTCCCGCCTTTTAAGCAGATCAACAACACCATGGAGTATGAGGCCGGCGCACTGACCTCGGCTCTGTCTCTGTAAGCAGGAGGAATGACCTATGGCTCTGAATATTTCCAGTGACCTGGTTCCCCAGGTCATCAATGACTACAATGCGTACACGGAAGATGACCTGCTCATTGGTCTGGCGGATGAAATCACCCTGCCCAAGATCAAGAACAAGACCACCTCCGTGTCCGGCATGGGCATTGCGGGCGAAGTCGATTCTCCCGTGCCCGGTCAGTTTGAATCCATGGAGGCAACGCTGAACTGGAACACCATGTACAGCTACGCCACCAAGATGATGAACCCCAACAAGAACATCCAGATCACCCTGCGTGCTGCTATGCAGAACGACAACAAGAACGGCGGCTACACCTACAAGGGCCTGCGCGTCGTCCTGGGTGGTCGTCCCAAGGAGCTGGATCCCGGCAAGCTGAAGCGTGCCGACACCATGGGCAGCACCACCACGCTGGAAGTCACCCGTTACCTGATGGAGGTTGACGGCACTACCGTTATCGACATCGACAAGTTTGCGGGCCGCTACTATGTTGATGGCGAGGATATGCGTGCCGAGATCAACGCCCTTATCTAAACCCGATACATGAAGAAGTCAGCC